CTCTCGGAATAGCCCTTGGCTTGGTCGGTCAACGCCTCCTCGCCCACGCTCTCCATGAGCCTGTCGGCCAGCCACGGCGGGCAAATCAGTTCCTCACCCTTCGGGCCGATGATGACGGCTTGCAGGTTCTGGACCTCATCGCCATAGCCCGGATCGGTCCAGTCCCCCGCCCAGCCGGGTTCTACGTCATAGCGGAACCGGACCCAAACTGTGGCCTCGTCGGAATGTTCATAGGGTCTCATTTGGTCTCTCCCATAGGCGCTTCTTCGATCAGCCGCAGGAGCAGGTCGCGCTGACGGCGGATGACGGCGAGGCGGGCGGCATCGGCGACTTTGCGACGGCGAGCGGCGGCGACGGCGGCGTAGTCGGCGGCAACAGCGGCGGCGCGGGCGGAGGTCCAGGTGGTGGCCTCGTCGGAATGTTCACAGGGTCTCATTTGGTTCTCCCGTTGCGTCTGTCCCCCTGCTATACCGTGTCGCGGGGCTTGTCAACTAGCGGCGGCAAACAAATCGCCGACCGACAATGCGGCCTCTTCAATAAACCGCGCGGCCTGTTTTGCATATTCCGGCTTCAACTCAGTGCCGATAAACTTGCGCATCATCTTAGTGGCCTGATAACCAGTCGAGCCGATACCAGAGAAAGGATCAAAAACCACATCGCCGGGGCAAGAATAGAGAGTCAAACATCTTTCAATATAAGGAAGCGGCATAGGGCAAAGATGCTTTTCATCCTTATCGCTGCCCTTAAACCTGGAATTGAGAACTTCGCTTCCGTGATTATCCATCCACACCGGAGACGCCCAATTCTGCCACTGATCAAGTGGAAACTTTGCCGCCTCTGTCAGATGTTCAAGCAAAGTTTGGGAAATGCCAGAAATCATGCCCTCTTTTAAGAGCCTTTCAGCCGCTTCCTGTCCGATCCTCTTGGCATCAACCTCATATTTTTCTTCGCCCCATTTGGCAACGGCGTGTTGCACTTTCTCGCCAGTTTTTACGCCAGTGCTATCCTTGCGCATGATCGCAATGTATTCAGGCATTCCTGGCGCAGTCGCGCGGCTATTTTCGCCAATATTCTTATAGAGCAACCGCTCGGGATTTGACTTGCTCCGCTCAAGAACAGGATCTGTCCAGATTGTCACTCGACTGCGAAGCTGAAAACCCGCAGCCCGATAGCTGGCAATCGCCATGTCGGAAAACGGGTAAATCCCGCTTTCACCTGTTTCAGATGAGCCTTGATAAAAAACAGTGTCTTTAAGGTGATCGCAGATGACCGATCCTGGCTTCATTACCCTGAACAACTCGCGGGCAAAGAAAGCGTGATGCTGCAAAAACTCGTCATGTGAATTTGCATTGCCCATGTCGCGCTCACTGTCGCTGTAAATGTAAAGCGACGAAAACGGCGACGAAAACACCGAACAATCAATTGAATTGTCAGGCATCTGCGCCATGACCTCGACGCAATCTGCGTTAAACAACTTCCAACCGTTTCCTCTGTATTCCATCACGCGCTCCTCAACCAATCTGGGAAAGTTAGTTTTTCACGGTCGCCATATGCGACCCGAAGGCCCGAAAACTGTTGCGCCGATTTCATGGCCTTTGCCATTGCGGCCTTCATGCTGACATGATCCTCGGACTTGCGCTGGACGATGTCCCAAACTGCCGCCTCAGTATCGCTGATCACGATGTCATTAACGACAGTTTCAGATTGCCCAAACCGATGTGATCGACGGACGGCTTGATAATGCTGCTCGTAGGAAAAGGAGATGCTGGCGAAGATTGCGTGTGCGCAATGCTGCCAATTGACTCCAAACCCCGCCAGCTTAGGCTTGGTCACGATGACGCGATAACTACCATCCGCAAAACCAAGTAACCGCCGCTCTTTTTCGTCGGGATCAAGCGCACCGTGAACTTCTACCGCGTCCTTAATCATTTTTGAAAGCATCGCGCTTTCTTCATTTGTCTCACACCAAACCGTGACCGGCTTGTCGTGATCCGCCAACTTTGCCGATAACTCGCAGCGTTGCCGAATTGTCAGTCGTTTTTCGGCATGAAATGAGGTTGCTGACATTTCAGGGATGCGGAATAGCATCCCCTCCTCAACGTTGACCATTCTGTCAGCATGCACGACATGCAAATTACGGCGCACATCGGGGAGAATATATCCGGCATCATCACCACCAAGATCAGACGGAAGGGTTGCACACCTTGCCCACGATGCAACCCATTGCCAAAAATTTTCGGCGGCATGGCCCTTAAGGCGATAGGCCCCCATCTTTTTTTGATCCGCGATAAACCAGCGCGAAAGCATTTCGGGGCCGGGCATAACGCCAAGAAAGTCAGAGTGCTGACCAATCTCCATGTGATCGTTTGGAGCCGGAGTCGCCGTCGCGGCCAAACGATACGGCGTCTCGCTAAAAGCCTCGCAAAGTGCAGTTGTCGTCTTGCCTCCAAACGATTTCAGGATGCTGCTTTCGTCAAGGATGACCGCCCCAAACGTCGCCGGGTCAAGCTTTGCAAGGCGCTCATAATTGGAAACCATCACGCCTGCGCCAACTTCGGATTGTTCCCTGATCTGGCGGGCATCAATGTTGAACTTCTGGCCCTCGCGGACCATCTGACCCGCCACGGCAAGCGGCGTCAAAATCAAGGACGGCCTTCCCGTTTCCTCAGCGCACTGGCGGGCAAACTCCAACTCGATGAATGATTTACCCAAGCCCGTATCTAGGAATGCCGCCGATTTTCCGCGCTCGAGAGCAAAACGCAAAACGGCGACTTGATGCGCCTTGGCAGCAGCGTTAATGGGGCGAGCTGTAAAACCTTGCCGGTCCTGAGCAACGGCGCGGGACGCGATAAACGCGCGATACTCTTGCAACCTGTTATTGGCATTTTCCATGCGCATCTCCCTTGCGTCTAGAAACCACTTACCCCGCGACGTTGCCCTTGTCAACTATCAATTTTAACCAGACGCTCGCTTGTATCGCCCAGAAGAACGCCTCGGGGGTCTCGCTCACGTCATGGGCGCACTGGATATCCCGAAGGGTCAGCCCTTCGACTATCGCATCCGCCGTCGCCGCTGACCACCACGGAGGGTTTAGCATCCTGGAAAGCCTGCCCTGCTAATGCTACCGATAGCTTCCCGGAAACCGGCGCAGTTGTAAAAGGCAGAGCAGGCCATCAAGGATGCTCCGTGATGATCCAGACCGATCCCCGTGTCGGAACGGCCCGATACCCATTTACCCGCAGCCACTGGGCGCACTCGGCCATCGCGCAAAGGTCCTCGACAACCCAGCGGATCGAACGCAACCGCATCAGTCATCTCCGAGATAAAAGGTGGCGGACCACGCGAATGTTATAGCGCGCGATGCCGGTGTGAGCGATATACTTCCAATCGTTGCGGCTCAGGCCCGCCGCCTTGCGGATTTGCCGCGAAGTCAGGCCGGGGTTGTCTTTCAGGAACTCCACCAGCTTTTGCATGAGCAAGTGTATCTTTGCAGGCCGCTTTGCATCCGCCTTGGGCATGAAGCCGTTGCGATGGTTGCCAGCCGGTCGCCACCCGGGCATGTGCCCTTCCTTCTTTGCCAATGCCTGCCACATTTGGCCGTAGGCGATTTCATACGCCTCGCGCGTTTCAAAGCCGCTCATTTGTCGCCTCGATCAGGTCAAAGTCGTTTCCATACAACCGCTGCCACTCGGCAGGCTCCCGGTGCAAGGCAACCTTGCTCTTGTCAAACATTCCCAGATGATGTCCCTCGCAAAGCGGGATTGTCAGGTCATCGCCGGATCGGCGCGTTCCATGCCGCTCATGAATGACATGATGCACCTGCGTCGGGCTTTTCTGCGGCAACCCATACAAGTCGCAGATGATGCACTTCATGGCGGCAATTTGCTGCATCCGCCCCGGATCGCGCACCCGCTTGGGCGGCTTTGGCGTAGGCCCTTGGCCTGTCAGTCCCATTTCTCCCTCCACCTTACGCCGCGCTCCGAACCCCACGCGCCGATGAAGTCGATCAGCGCGGACATTTCTCGGACGGTCAACGTCGATGACTTGAAGCCCACCGGGAAAACCTCACCGTCCAGCCCCTGCAAAAACCGGGCCTGATGCCCCATCGCGTGAAGGAATAGCGCCTTCCATGTCTCGGGGGTGTGCTGCCTGCCATCGGGCTTGGCGTCGGCCACGTCTGCCAGCATGGACCATAGCTTTGCGTTCTGGTCCAAGTTCCGCGTCGGCTCCCGGATGGTCACGATATAGCCATCCGGAGCCTTGCGGATCATGTCGCAGGCGTAGTCACGCTGGCGCTGGCCCATGAGGCGGATCACAAATCTATCTCCTGTTGCAGCGGCTTGGGCGCGGGCGCGTCGA